TGCAAAAACCCCATTACCTCCACCTGCAGCGCCACGATCAGCCGGTCATCCCGAGGCACGCGTTGCACCCACAGCTGCAGGTGCTCCGGCAACCTGGGATCAAAGGAGACGTAGTCCACCCATTGCCGCTGAGCGCATGCGAGTTGCCATTGCATCTGCTGTAGGTAGCGGCCGGGGATCTCGGCTCCGAGGAGGAAGTCGCAATGGGTGGATGTGTTCGGGCATTTGAACTCCACCATGCCGTCGCTGCCAATGAGCCCATCTGGGCTGCACAGGGCGTTGTCGATGTCGGGGTGTAGGATGCACCCCACCCGCGTGACAGGCATCAGCGCGCGAAATTGGTAGGCTGCGCGCGCCATCGGCTCGTGCTCGGTGCCCCACTGCATGGCCGGCGTGCTGTAGCTGCCATAGCTGATGCCGGTCAGGCGTTCGGCGATGAGCTCGCCCAGGTAGGTCGCGCGGCTGGCGCCAGCCACGCCATTGCGCAGCTTGGCGGTGATATCGGCAATCCTCGAGGCCGATACCTTGCCCACCTTGTAGTCGAGCCATTCCTGGCTTCCCTGCTCGAGCGCCAAGGCCTCTAGCTTCTGTTGGCTAGTTGCCATGCTTGAGCTCCTGGGTGTGGGCGACCTCGTTGGCCCGCTCCTTGAGCTTGTTGACGGTGGCCTCGAACTGAGCCTGATTGAGCTCCTCGAGGCGCTCGATCTCAAAGTGGTCAGTGATGACCTGGGCCTTGCCGGCGACACCAGCCGCCGCCATCCAGGTCTCCAGCGTCGCCAATTGTTCCTTGGTTATGAGCTCGAGCGAGGCCTCGAGCGCAGGCTTGCCGGCGCCCAAGCCCATAGCTTTGCGCGTGTGCGGCGCCCGCTCTATCGGCGGTTCCGCGTGCGTCTGGGGTCGAAGCCGATTGCCATCCTTGTCCTGAGATGCAATCGGCACGTTGAACACGCATAGCGTGGCGTAGCGCCGGCCGTAGGTGAGGCTCGAGCCGTAAGCTTGGGCTGGCGACTTATTGCTGCCGCCGCGCATGCCACCGGCATCGATGGGCACTTGGAATTCGCGCTCTTCGGAGTGGCCAGCGCTGTGCATCAGCTTGACACCGATACCGATAAATCCATCCTTCCTGGCCGGCACCTCATAGAAGCTCAGACCAAACCCCGCCTCGTGCACGAGCGGCATTACCGTCTCATGCAATGCGGCAATGTCAGCGTAGTCGGAGCCGGTAAACGGGTTGGGCCGGTTGCGAACCACCGGCACCATCTCGGCCTGCACCTTGGCCATGGCGAGGTTCGCTTCGCGCTCCGATGCTTCGGCTCTCAACGAGCGCGCGGTATCGAGCAGAAACTGCATCTTTACGATATCAACGGTGGGATCACGCGACGCCTTAGTGACGGCTGTGATCAAGGCCGCGGTATCGCTGTCAGCAGGCTCTGATGCTTCATGCAATTTCTTGGCGCGCGCCTTCTTAGGCGGCGCAACGACGGCTGTGTTCGTCATTGGTGTCCCCATTTTTTGGTGAGCACCAACTGTACTGCGCGCACAATTGGGACGCAAGCCGGCGTGTAGCGGCTAGTGCTCGCAGCACTACCATTGCCTACTATTTCGTATTAGGTGAATGCCGTAATGGTTAAGGCCGGCGATCGTGTCGCTGCAGCCAAATCTTGACGCCGACGATCGCGCTCGCCGGTACGAGCTCAGTGGCGTAGTCAGGATTGAGAGGCATTAGCGCCACCTGCGCGGGCTTGCCGCTCTCAGTAGTCTTCCGGATCTGGAGCTTCCGAAATATGAATGTCTTCTCCGGGTATTCCACTAGTGCAACGCAACCAGGATATGGCTCCGCACCAAGTTCAATGCCGACGAGGTCACCAGGGTAGATGGATTGTGCGGACCCGGCAGGATCTACCATGCTGCTATCAACAGCGAGAAACGCTTTGGTTTGGCGCGAAACTGCTTGTTCATCAGGCACCGCAACGTATCCCCGAGCGTCAGCCTTGATGACTAAAGTGCCACGCGACCGATTGGTTCGTCCAGTGATGTCACTTAAATGAAATATCGGAACTAGCTGCGTAGTCCCCCGCTTCATCGGGCCGCGCCCTGTTAGCAACCAATCGAGACGAACGTCGAAAGCGTCAGCGTAATCGACGGCGTTGTTGATGCCGGATTTGCGCGTGCCGTTCTCGACGCTTCTATAAGTGTTGCCATTCCAGCCGAGAGCATCGGCGGCCTCGGAAGCGCTATCGTATCCAGCTTCTTTGCGCGCGCGCTTTAGGCGATTACCAAGCGTGCTCATGCCTCCCCCTAACTCAAACCTCTCCCGATCCTAGTGTCACCTGTTCGCCCGGCATTGACAAGTGAGCTGTGCAAGGCCTAGGTTTTGTACGGGACGCACAATTAGTACATCGTGAGGGCAACCGGGGAGCACGCTAGTGCGACGGTCGCCACCAGCACCAAAAACATTTCGGGAATTGATCAAACTTTGGCCGACCCGCGCGCTTTTCGCTCGTGAGCTCGGCATCGGATATGAGGCTGCAGCCGCCATGTATGGCCGGAGCTTCATTCATCCGCACTACTGGGAACGCCTGCTAGCCGCTGCCGCCAATCGGAACATTCCGTTGTCGCCAGAGGCACTGATCCGGCTGAGCGACAAGCGACGCCGACGCCGACGTCGGCCCTCGAGAACTGACACTCGAGCGGCTGCCTGAAAGACCATCGTAGCTAACAAGGCACGCGCACGGAGCAACCGCGTGCATGGGAGGAATGAATGCTCGCAGGGTGGGATACCTTGGGTGGACAAGTGGCCTACAATGCTAGGGGTATTTGGATCTGGCTGCCTACTGAAGATGAGATCTTACGCAAATTTGCGAAGGCCAAAAAGTCAGCCAGAGCAGCCTCCAAGAAGATCAAATGCACGTACTACACAGCCCGGCACCGGGCAGAAAAATTGGGCGTCAAATTCCGTCCCAAACATATCGCAGCCAATGCCTGGACCAAGCGCGAGCACAACATTCTGCGCGCCGGTATAGCGGCCGGCGAGACACCCGCCAGCATTGCCAAATACCTCGAACGTGGTGAGGCCGCTGTCCGCTGTCGAGCTCAACGCCTCGGCCTCAAATTTCCAAGGCTCCTCCCCAATGATCCCTGGACCGAGGATTGCCTCGAGCGCGCCAAGGCGTGGTGGTTGGACGGCATCAGCGGCGGGGTGATTGCGCAAAGGCTTGGGCCACCATTCACGCGCAATAGCGTCATCGGTAAGGCACATCGCAAGCATTGGCGCCGGCCCAACAGGACCCAGGCAACGGCAACTCGAGTGGAGTTGCGCAAGCGTGCCAATGCTTTCCGCCTGGCGAAGCGCCTGAAGGTCAAGCCGATGGTGCACCCGCTCGCATGCTTGCAGCGCTGGCGCGGCCCGCCGAAGCCACCAACGGAATTTGTGGCCGAGGCAATGGATGTGGCGCGCATCACCCACGCGCAGCTCGGCAGCGAGCATTGCCGCTGGCCTGTCGGCGACCCAGCAAAGGTGTTCGTGCCGTTTTACTGCGGACAGCCCCGCATGCGTGGCCTGCCCTACTGCGTCGGGCACTGCCTGCGCGCCTTCAATTCGATCCCAGCATTCCCCCGGCAATCGTATTCCGACGCCGGGCATCGTCTAGCAGCAGCCAAAGGGGAGGAGGTCGAGACTGACACTGCGTACTGATCATCAACCAATGGAGTAGCATATGGCACAGCAGTATCTCGCACTGATCACGATCCTAAGCAATGACGGCGGCGGTGGTCAGCCGCCCGTGATTTCAGGTCCCCCAGGCCCGTGGCCGAGCCCGCCCATCTACCTGCCGCCAACCGCGCCAGGTCAGCCACCGGTCATTTCTGGCCCGCCTGGGCCATGGCCGACGCCACCCATCGCACCAGGTGGTCCGCCGCCGGGGATTTGGGGGCCTACCGATCCGAGGCCGACGCCTCCGATCGCAATGCCGCCTGGTGGTGGAGCTCAACCACCGCTGGTGATTTGGGGACCGGACGATCCGAGGCCGACGAACCCGATCGT